GTTGTTGGTTTACGTTGCTTATGAATTGTTTGTTCAATAAAGCTATAACGGCTTTGACCATATACAGAAATAAATCAAACCCCACTGTGCGAGATTTTCAAAAAGTTGTGGATTTTGTTGTAGGTGATGACAAGCTTATTGGAGCTTCCGGGGAATTGGCAAACGTATTCAATTTACACACAATAAACGACACGGCTACATCATTAGGAATGACGTGCACCAACGGAGATAAAACTCCGATCGTGCATAAGCATCAACCTTTTGAGAAGTTAACGTTCGTTAAGCGTCATTTTCGTTATAACCCAGAATTCAAGAAGTATGTAGGCATGTTAGATTTAGAAACCTTATTTGGAACTTTGCAATACGTGAATAAGAAAAGCCCATATGATGAAGCCATATTAGGAAAAGCGAACGCGGTGCTAATTGAATCGAGGTTGCACAGCAAATCGTTGTCGAATGAGTTTAGAGATATTTTTGACAAGTATCCCGAAACTAAACACACGTTGAGTGATGCGGCTATTTATGACATTCTGAGTAGAGGTGAGTACAAGACGTACCTACGGTACGCTGGCAAGCCTATACTACCTGGATTCGAATAATCACCTAGAGTCTAGCGCGGACTTTAACAGCGCAGTTGATTACTAATAATCCTCTGTCGTGGGAGTATCCACGTCTGACAGTCTTTCTGCGAGACTGTTTTAAGGTAAGCAGAAAACCTTGGTGTGGGTATATCACATCCGACAATCTGCTGCGAGATTGTTTCAAAAATAAGTAGCAGTTTGCCACTATAGGCAGGATGGCAACCTACAGCCCCACAAAGTTATTACGTTCTAATTTTTCGGACCCGCCAATCATGGAGAAGCGATGAACTTTGTGGATGATAATCGGCGTTAGGCACTGGTGATTCAAAGTGTCATTTAAAACTAGTGAGTCAGCAATATAAATAACAACAAAGCCAGTAAAGGCTCTAAAAACGCAGTAGGCTCTGCATCAAAGTCAAACAACAAAAGCAACAAAGCTGAGTCGCAGTCGAAAACCGATATAAGTGAGACTATGCGATTGGGCGAGGCAGTAATGAAACGGTGCAAACCAAGCAAGTTGCACACGATAAGAGAGTTCTTTTCACAATCTTCACAAGTGAGTAGCGCAGATTCATTGATGGTGCGGCAAAGTACAACTGAGCCAGCGCCTTCAGTAGCGTCAATGGAACTGGAGTGCAATCCAGTCATGCAATCCAACTACAATTTAGTGACTACAAAGAATTGGTTGCCTTCAGACTATAAAGTTGATGCAAGCGCGTTACTAGGAAGACCGTTTTTCATAGGAAACGTAGAGTGGCCGACAACAGTCAATCGTAGGAACGTTTTAGAACTACCTATCAATGATTTGCCTAGAGATGTCTTTAGGTCCAATAAAACGTTGTATAATGCTATCAAAATGGCGTCTTTGGGTAGAGCGTCTATGGAGCTGACAATTTCTTTGTCAGGCACTATAGGGCATTCTGGATGTATAATGTTCGGCGTAGTTCCTCCGGTTCCGTCTTACCCTAGAAACGACGCAACGCAACTTATCAACACTTTGATGAGTGGACCACACGGTTTTCTCTTTGCTAACGAATCAACTAACATTACTATTCCTGTTCCTTTTTATTGTAACACTGATTTCGGATCTTTGGACGTTGAGCTTGATTCTATATCGAGCGCCGTTGATATACATTATAGAAATTGCTCATATGCGACGTTGGTAGCTATAGTAATAAACCCATTGCTGGCTAGCGAGGGGTCTACAAATAGTTTACCGATAAACATTGAAGCCAAATTTAACGAACTTGAAATGTATGTTCCAGCGCCTAGATATTTGGATTGGGAACCTCCTTTGAATTTAGTTAACTCTTTTAAGATTTCTTTGAAAGAGGATTCTGAATTTAAGCCAGAGGCAGGCATAGTGGCAGCGGCGGCTCCAATTATGGAAATGGCCGCGACAACAGCACTGGGAGCACTGGCGACAAAAACTGCAACAAGCGTGGTGTCAGTGATTGGTGATTTCTATGATGGAGCCCGGAAGAGAGTAAGAAAATGGTTAGGGTTGCATAATCCTAACGTACCAGTAATAGAGAATCGAGTGTTGGTGTCTGAGATGAATTTTAAACATCAAGTAGATGTGCCTCAAAGATTCGAAAAATTAGATCCGTATGCTAAGACTGATAGAATAGTTAAAGGCCCAATCTACAATACGACAACAGACGAAATGGATGTGACTAATATTCTATCAAAGAGGCAGTACGTTGGAACTTTTAAAGTTCTAGCGGGGGACCCAGCAGGTCGCATTCTTTGGGCAAGGCCCATCAGCCCTCAGCAAGGTCCCCTTCCAGGAAGCAGAGGTTTTGCCAATAATATTACGTTGTTGCATAGTATGGCGAGGGCATGGCGAGGAAGCATCAATATTACTATTCAGTCTTCTATGAACAACAAGCAACATTGCAAGTTGCGTATGTTCAGGTACATGCAACCGGCTGTCCAGGCGTTATCTTTCGTTCCTACTTACGCATCCTTAGCTAACGCTCCGTCTACTCTTTTAGAGTTTAGCCAAGGAGGAATAGAGCACACCGTAACATTGGACTACTTAGCTAGGAACGATTTAGTTCAGTCGGCAGAAGACATCAACATGGAGGCACTGATGCATGGTATATATTATGTGTATTTGGCCACCCCGCTGGTTTCAGCCGACGGGTCTCCGGACGAAGCTGAGTTTAACGTGTACATATCATGTCCCAATGTTCAGTTGTTTGGTTACACTACCAAAAGAATAATAGCAGAAAGGAACAACGCTTTTTATGATAATGAGGGCAGGTTTAGAGCTGAGTCTAGTTTTGCACCCAATTCAGAATCTGGTTTCAACCCACAAATCTGTAGGGACGATTCCAATTTTAAGAACGAAGGAGACGACGACGCTCACAATTCTAGACTTGTTAGAATAAGCGACACTCGACAACTTGTTAGGAGAATGTACACTACTTATCCTTGGACAGGGTACATAGTAGGACCTAACTCTAAATCTGCAATTTCCTTACCCTTGGGTCCTTTCGTGGGTCATGGGGCAACAGAGACTAGAAGAGAGCAAGTTACATCACCTATTAGGTTAATTGGAGGCATGTATTACGGCAAGAATGTAGGTTTTAAGATCAGATTGGAGGTTAGATTACCAGCTTTGTATGACAATCCTCCGTCAAAGTACTTCGCTGTACAAGCGTATTTTGCACCTCAAAATAGTTACATTGCTCTTAACAACTTGACAGTAAATCACGGTGGAACGTATACGAGAGCGGGCATTAACCAAGAATCCATATCAGGCGTTACTGTTCCTATGGCTGATTCTTATTACACGCCTTTGTTGGATTGTTCTAACGTTCAAGTTCATGACAATTATTATTTGTGCGAGTTTGTCATTCCGGAAACTCACATATATCAGTATTTGGGAGGACCTAGCGTGTACCGGTTGGACGATGAAGCGTCAGTTTCGTTCGTGGAGAGTGATTTATCCGTAGAGGATTTTGGTACCTTGATACTGATATTTAATAATTATGGTACACAAGATTTAGTAGTGAATTATACGCTTTCTGTTGGACTCACCGACGAATCTAGAATGGGAATAGCAACATTAGCGCCAGCTTTTAAATTGAATAATCCTACGGTCTACAAAGGAGGCATAAATGGTTTGTCCGAGCCTGATTTAGCAGGAACCACGACAGCTTATTACTCCAGAGTGTAAAAGAATCTCATTAGATCCGCCTGAGCAGCGAAACAAGCTCCGCTAGTCACGAAAGACTCGTTAGCTTACGTTACAGCTCGGTGGTTCCGACAACCAGCAGTCGTGGGCTGAGCCACGTCCGATAACTACTGCGAAGTTATTTCAAAAAGAAGCAGCGAACACCAGAGAAGGGAGGTGTATAAATAAAACCTTCCTGGTCTTCGACTT